TCCATCACTCATCTTAGTAGGACATTGATTACCATCGATAGATGAACAACAACTCATATATTCTATTGTTATAACAGAAGATTTTTTATCTTGATAAGATACGTTCTATCAAATTATTTTTAGTTCCAACATTTGACAATTTAAGTTCTTTACAAATTTCTTTAAGTCTATCTACATTCATTTTTAATAAAGCAGATTTGGAATATTCATTTTCACTTGATGTAAATATTGTTTCTATATCTTCTTCTAATTTATCGAGTTCTGTCTCATCTTCTTGCTTTATTTCATCTGAAATTACTTCCTCTATTCTTACATCATCTTCTTTATCTTTTTCAATGTTACATTTGTCATCTTGACATTTTTTATCATCACCAAAAATGTCTTGCATTATATTTTCTGCCATTTCCATTGATACCGAGTTTACAGATTGTTTATCAATCATATCTCTAAAAACATTGTTTTCTTTTTTCAAATTTGTTATTTTCTTTTCCAAAACCTTAATATATAATTCGCCTTCACTTATTTTTCTCCAAATAAATAAAAATATTACTATAACTATGATCAAAACAACTGAAATGCCAAAATAATAAGACATATTGAATAACATTTTTATCTTATAATTTCACTACATATTTTGTTTTTCATATTTATCGCACTTTCAATAACTTTTTCTGGAAAATCTTTTGTTGATAACAATTCTATTGCTATACATTGATATGAATATCCGCGATTTATTTTATAAGGAAAATGAAAACCATCATTTGTTTTGATAGCTTTGACCGATAAATTGATAAATGTATCAGGATATTGTTTTTCCAACGATGTCAATTTATGAAAATGTGTTGTTAATAATACATTAATATTTTCTAGATTACCGATATGTTCAGCTACAGCAAATGCTGTAGAAACTCCTTCTGTTGGTGGTGTAGAATGCATTGGTTCATCTAAGAGAAATAAACCATTTCTTCCATTTTTATACAAATCTTGTGCCTTTGATATCATATTTTTACAATATTCAGCTTCTGCTTCAAAATATGATCTTGAACCCAGAACATCCGATATTCTCATCAATGAAGCTATTGTATCATATATTAGAATCGTTGATTTCAAAGAATTTGAAATACCAAATGTTTGAGATAATATTACATTGGATAAAATAGTTTTAATATATGTAGTTTTACCCGCGGCATTTGGACCGGTAATAATTAAATTTTTTGATAAATTAACAGGGTTTGCTTTTTGTTCAGTTCCTAAAATGGGATTTTTTGCGTTCCACATAATTGTTTTTTCACCATAATCTACTTTACACCAATTATTTGTATTCAATATATTTCCAATGGATTGAATTACATCTATTGTATATAATTTTATAAGAATATCTGATATTTCCCTTCTGATGTTAGTATCTTTCCAGAGTTTAAAAAGATTTGTAAATTTGATATTCTTAAAATTGTTTTTTTTCACAAGAACGAAATTTTCGACAATACCATCTGGTACTGATTCAATGATATTAGTAGCCTGTTTCAAAAAGATATTCATATTCGAAATCTTTTTGTTAATAGAGTTTTTAACAACATATAACATGCGAGAATATTCGACTGTTTGATAAAAATTGTATACAAAGAGGAAAATATACAAGGATATTGTCACAAATTTAATTAAATTTGTTTTTAAAGAAGAATTATTAAATGTAAAAATCATTTTAAAAAATTTCAATATCATATTCATATAAGATTTTATTGAAACATTAAATTTTAATTGATTATTTAAATAATATAAAGGTGCAAATATTGACAATATTGGATAAATGAAAGCAGTTATAGGTATATAATATATTTTATAAGTATGATAACTTTCTAGTAAAAAATCAAAATTGTTTATATATGAAATCAAAAAAGTAGATGGATATAATATATCTACCAAATTATTGTCCTTAAGTTCGTCATCTAATTTAAAAATCCATAAAATATCATCCTCTATTTCATCTAAATAAGATAAATCAATATCAAATCTTTGCAATGACGATTGTCTACATAATAGTAAATTGATATCATTTACCGGATTTTGTACAATTTTTTTAATTAATAACTTGCTACCGGATAACAAAGGTAAATTTTCACACCATTTTTCGATACAAGTATCATTATAAACATCTTGAGCTACATCAATTGATTTAGGAATATCATAAGAATTAATCAATTTTTCAAGAATAGCTTTCTTCTTTAAAGATGTAAATTCAAATAACTTGTTTTGATCTTCTTCAAAACTCATATTAAATATAAAAATTAAAATATAATTGTTAAAACTACCGCGTAAAAAAAATGATCAGATCATAATAATATCGTTTATGATCACTATCAATTATCAAGGGTCTATATATTTTATCGATAGCGAACCATATGAAAGTTTAGACGAAACATATTCCCGAGGATGGTTTATTTTACATAATCTTACTGAAGAAAAATATGAAAACATTTATTCAAAATCTATCATAATGATGAATGAGAAAAAAGGAATGAATTACACTTAAAATCCAGCTTGTTCTAAAGCTTGTTGAAAAAGATTTAAATTAAACCCTCCTTTCTGTTTTTTAGATGAAGATTTGGATTTGGATTTGGATTTGGATGCAACACTTTGTACAATTGATTGTAAATCATTAGGTTGTGTAATTGCAGTTCTTAAACCTAAAATAATTAACGAAACTACTAGACTTGTTGGATCATACATCCCGCCATTTTGTTGTAGCTGTTGTTCTTGTTGTTCTTGTTGTTCTTGTTGTTCTTGTTGCTGCTGTTGCTGCTGTTGCTGCTGTTGCTGTTCTTCGTTTTTCCCACCAACTTTACAAGAACTCCCCCCAGTTTTGCCTTTTCGTTGTCGTTGTTGTCGTTGTTGTCGTTGTTGTTGCTGTTGTTGCTGTTCTTCGTTTTTACCACCAACTTTACAAGAACTCCCCCCAGTTTTGCTTTTTTGTTGTCGTTGTTGCTGTTGCTGTTGCTGTTGCTGTTGCTGTTGCTGTTGCTGTTGCTGTTGCTGTTGCTGTTGTTGCCCGCCTTTTGCCATTATATATACCTATATATTATTGAGTTTTTATTTTCAAAAAAAAGAAAACTAAAAAAATCGCAGCGATAGTTGCAAGAAAATTAAGTAAAATGAAAATAATTACAAAAGGTATAATATAATATAATAAATAAACTAATACAGGTTTAATTACTTCGGTTCTTATATCTGATTTATAAAGTTCATCTTTTATGTATTCTATGATAAAATGCATGAGATGTTCCTGGTTTTTACTTTCATGCGTTGTCATTGTTAATACTATATCTTACTAAATAACAGAAAATACTTTCAATGACAACGCACACTATAACATTTAACGATCCTGTGTTAAAAAAAAATTGTTATCATTGTAAACCAGAAGAAAATGTAATTTATGATTTTTTTGATGCGAAAGTAAAAAATGTTGTTCGAACTAAAAATGGATTTATAATATCAATTATATTAAATGAGAATGATTTGAGTTATTTTGATAAATTGGATAACTATGTCTTAGATTTTTTCAAATCAAAAAACAAAATATGGTTTGAAAATAATTTAGATGAATATGAAATAAATTCGATGTACAATCATATTTTTTGTAACCAGAATCATACAATAGATTTAGAAGTTTCTGAAAAAACCGTTATAAAACAAAATGACAAATGTGTTGAGATGAAAGATGTTTATCAAGAAATTAAAAACAATAATACAATACTTGATATAAAAATACAATATATCGGTTTCATTATATATAAAAGTTTGATTGAAAATAAAATATTAATTAAAACAATCAATATCAATCAAATTGATGACATAGTAGAAGAAGATAGAAATTCGATTGAAAACTTTTGGCAAAATTCAATTAACGATTGTTTAAATATTTTGAATGAAGATATAGCTAAAATTACAGAAAAGAAAAGGATATTACAAAATCTTATAACTGAATTAAAAAATAAAGAGTCTCAGGATAAAAATTGGGAGGCCAAAATAAATGAAATAAGAGGTTTTGTTCAAAATATTATATTTTCAAGATAATAGATAGAGTATATAATATTAAAGAGATGAAAATTGTATTCTTCGCAATAACTGCTGTTATAACATTATTTGTACTACTTGTTATTACTTATAACTATAAATGTCAAATTGATAATGTTGAAAAATTTAATACTGAAACTTCGATGGCTGAAAAAGATCTCGAAAATAGAAACCTAGATTATATTTCAAGTGGTATTGATGGATATTCTGCTGCTGACCCCCAAGGAAACGAAGTTTATAAATCGTTGGAAGACACAAAAGGTGATTATAAAACTCAAACTGCTGGTAGCACTTGTATTTCAAAAGATCGTTTAACTTCAAGTGATCTTCTCCCAAGTGAAGCAAATAGTAAATGGGCTGAATTAAATCCTCAATGTTCCGGTGATGTTCAAGATCAAAATTATTTGACCGCTGGATATCATGTGGGTATTAATACTGTAGGACAATCATTGAGAAATGCCAATCTTCAATTACGTCATGAACCGCCTAATCCTCAAATTCCAATTTCCCCTTGGCAAATAAGTACCATTGGTCCGGATTCTCGCGTATCCGGTCTGTTAGATATCGGTTCTCCTCCAGTTTATTAAATTTGTTTTTATTATTTTTATTTATTCTATAAACGCACTTGTATTTAAGGATTTCAATTGATATTTTATTAAATTTAAAAGAATGGTTGAAACCTGTCGTGATTTATTATTATCATCTTTATCAACTTTTTATGAAAAAAATACTATATTTAAATTTCTTTTAAAAGAAATTATTGACGGTCATCACAAATTATCTCTTAGATTAATTGACTGGTTTGTTACACATTACTCTAAAGCGAATAATATTTCTTATTGGATCAATGAAAATAATTATTCCATTGATATGCCATTGAATTATGTAAAAGATAAACCCCCTAAAAGAATTTGCTTATATATGGATTATCGTGATCAATTAAAGTCTTATACAAAAATCAATTTTGACTCTTTTAGAAGACATTCAAGAATAACATTTGTCATTGATATACATAAACCAATATCTATTGATACAACAATTGGTCAATTAAATTTCTTTAGATGGATTTTTAAAAATAAAATAATTGATTATATAATAGACCATTATGATGATATTTACAATGATATGATAATGAACAATTGTAAATTGAAAAAAAAAGATAAGCTTTCACATACTCAAGGAATAACAAATTCGCTATGTACTTTACATTTTGATTAATTATAATTAAATGGACATCATTGTAATCTCATAACCCGAATTTACAGTTATTGTTATCATATTATTATAAAATCCAATTATGTTTTCTACAATAGTGTAACCATATACAATATTACTTATGTATTTATTTATAGTATTCGTACTGTTTTGTGTAAATAAAATTTGATAATCAACGTTTTGAACAATATTACCGTTATAATGTACATTTATAACCAAAGAATATTCTAATATTTTATTCTTTACCAATGATACATTGAATGTTCTATATCTGATATTTTGATATAGACTAGATTTATATGGTAAATCACTTATATCATATAAAGAAGATGATAAAATTTTGATGAAAAATCTTGTATTATTAGCAATATTATCAATATAATTTGAAGCATTTGTATTTACAATTTCTAACTTGGTATTCAAAAATGATATATTATCTTCTAATGATTTCTCAATTTCAAAGACTTTTGATTCAACCAAATTATTCAAATAATTATCAAATGTTGTATCCTGTTTCATATTAACACCAAGAACACGCAGTTTATTTACAGTTAATGTACCAAAAATAACAAGATCTCTGTTATAAATTCCATTTTTTATATAATTATTATTGACTCCATTCTGTATATCATCAAGTGATATATCATTGTTGAAATATAAATTATTCTTACCTTCTGGTAAATCATCTGTTGTTAATATTGTTGATCCTATTTGCAAATGCTTCCAATACATTTCCCCATCTTCTTTCAATGTCAAAAACATATTATGTGTATTTTCAGGATAATCTGGAAGATAATATTGAATATTTGATGTTATATTCGAAGTTACTCCTAGAAAAATAGAACTATTTGATGTTATATCACCTATAGATATATTATTTGCATATATTCCTTTATTAACATACAAACATATATCATTATTACAAGTGTTGAGAATATTTTGTAGGTCTGAACTTTTTTTTTGAAATCCTATCACTGTTTTAAAATTATCATATTTGTTATCAAAACCTATAAATAATGTTTCACTATCTTCTAAATCATCATATTTTACAAAAGTATTATCAATATTCAAACTATAATTACTATGTAACGATATATCATGTCCAATTATGGTACAATTACTATGATTTTCAGTATTATTGATATAATTATTATTTCCAACAACAATTGAATTGTTTGTTAATAATGTATTTTGTTTACCTGTTACAATATTATCATATCCACTATTGTCATTGAAATGACCAAATGTTAAAGATCCTGATAATGTTTTGTTTTCTAAACCAACAGTTATTATATATTTTTGATTTTGATTTCTATTATTATTTGTTCCAACTACAATATTATTTGAAGAATTATTTCCTACATTTTTTCCAGCATTAACACCTATAAATGTATTATAATACGAAATAATATTTAATTCAGAACTACCACTATTAAAACCTATAAATGTGTTATTTTTGTTTTCTTCACTAAGTCCATCTCCTGCCTTTTCTCCAAAAAAAGATGACCCATATGAATTAAAATATATATTATTTATTAAATCACTTGGTACTCCATTAATTGCTGTACCATCTGCACCAATAGTTGCATTTATTCTCGATGACATGCCTTACTTTTTATATAAGACTAAATAAATTACATATAAAACTCGTAATTCCAAATATCAAGACAGAAGAATATATTATCGGTACTGTATTGAATAAATATTCATATTCTTTACTATTTTTTGTAAAATACTTATCAATTGTACTCATTATTTTATTTCTTTCAAATTCATAACCTTCTGAATTGTTATAAATATTCTCAATAAATTTCAGATTATAGTCTATTGTATTTTCCATCTTTCATATATTAAATATTTTATTTTTATATAATAATAAAATAGATGAAAAAATATTATAAAAAAGATATCTTAAATAATGTTAATAAACTATATAAACAATATTGTCAAAAACAAAAAATCATGATTGGCGGTGAAGATTTTATTGTCGATAAATCGCATATGAATGATGTTTCATATCTTAATCACAATACATCTTATGAATATAATGCTCAATATGCTCCATTTGCTCCAATATCAAATATGGCTGTATAAAAATCAATAAAAATAAAGTTTTTTCAACTGATTATAAGGTTTATACTTTGTATCTGGTATATATAATTTTTTTTTGTGAACCTTGGAAAAATTTTCAATAACATTTATCATTTCCCTTGATTTTATTAAAAACTTATCGATTGATTTATGAATTTCATCATGTGGTCTTAATCCATATGTATGTTTGAAAGTTCCCGGAACCACAATAATAAGAGAATACATCAAATCTATTATATTATCTCTTATATCTATAAATTGTGGTAAGAATTCTACAGGATCATATCGTTCTGATAATATATATATATAAACTTTCATCAAAAGATTCAAATTAAAAAGAATATCACTATAGCGTGATTTTTCAAATTTTTTGACAAATCGTAAATTTTCAATAAGATCGATAAAATCAGTATTTTCCCTTAAATACTTCATTTTTTTAGGAAATTTTTGTGTCATAAAGAAAGGTTGATTTGTCTCATTCCTTTCAATAATATCTTCGTCAAATTTTTTGACAACATTGTTCTCACTAGTTTCCCTTGTATTTGAAAGTTGTTGTAAATATATAAATCCTATAATTGAAAATATTATTGAAATCAAAAATGCCAATTGATTATGTAATCCAATATTCGCTGTAACAAAAAATAAAATAGAAATAAACAATAATATTATATATATTTCTGTATGAATATTTTCGATTATAAATTTCATCTTTAAAATGAGTTGATAAAAAAAATTAAATACTCGAACCATCTATGAAATATAAAATCATTGACAAAAATATCAAAATAATTCCTAAAAAATATTTTCTATCTTCTTGTAGAAAAATTTGAAAAAGTCGTGTCATATATGTCTTATTCGATAAATATTTTCTTTCAGTAAGCAATTGTGTTACTTCATTTATTATATCTATAATGGTCTGTAATGTACCATTATAGATGTCTGATAATGTATATTCTTTTATTTGTTTTTTTATTGTTATATTATCGACTTTTGGTAATATATCCATTACCTGATTAAATTTATTTTCAATTTTAGTTTCTATTATTTTTTCCCAATTTACCGGAACTTCATCTTCTGATGTTTTGTCTTCCATTCTTACTCGAATCAAACATTATTTTAAATAAACTCGGTACACATTAAATTATTTCCATTAAATCAATATTCGAAATCAGATTTCTTCTACAACAATATCTTGTTAATCCAAGTTTATCTAAAATTTCTTTTGTATGAATATCATCAAAATGTTTAAACATTTTATCATTGTTTTCTTTACCTTCTAGTTTCATTTTTTCAACCTCTTTATTATAATAATCCACCTTATCTGCTATAACTTTTCCACAAGTAAAACATCTTATTGGAATAATCATTTACAATCTTTTATATTACTATATAGAAAAAATAATCATTTTTTCGTTTTTATCCCCTTTTTTTTTGTATATTATTTGTATAGGAAAGAATGTCAATACATAACTTAACTGTACGAATTACCAGACTTGAAAATCAATTCAATGCTCTAGCACCTAATGATAATAAGGAAGTTGAAATGAAACTTCTTGATTTATCAAAACAAAATGATGATAAAGTTCAAAAAGTCACAGAATTAGTTGATAGTAAATTTTCAAAATTAGAGTCAGACAATTCATCTGTTTTAAAAAAAGTTAATGAAGTAATTAATGTTCTTGCTAGCAAAATTGAAGCACTTGAAAAAATTATCGAGAAAAACAAAGCATCTCATAGTGAAACAATAAAACAAATGCAAAACAAAATTAATGCATTACAAAAAAAAGATGAAAATAATTAATGATATTTAGATTGTTTTTTTTTATATTTTTCCAACTTATATTGGTCATATTGACAAATATTTATTGCATTGTTCAATATAGTAGATGATTTAGATAAAAGCCCTTTTTCATTTTTTAATTTAAAACAAGCTTCGGTCATATATTTTTTCGCATTATCATAATCTTGAACCTTATAATATAATAGACCCATGGAATATGTTATGTCTGGTCCTGGTAAATCTTTCACTTTATCATATATAGTTTCTGCTTTAATAATATCATCTTCTTTATTATCAGATTCTGATATATTCCTAATGATATTATGAATTTCCATATATTCTTTACTTTGATATAATACATTGTCTGTATTGATAGATGATGGAAATATACCCATTTTAGATCCTTCCAAAAATGTATGTTTATTTAAAAAGAAAGCCTTGCATTTATTTGAAGAAATAAATTTTGATAATCCAGTTTTGAAATTATATTGAAATTTTTCAAAAAAATCATATAATTTCAAAGCAATCTGTGGTTTGATCATATAAGAACTTTTATTCAAAAGAAGTTTTGTGTGTTTTGAAATATCATCGATATATAAATCTTCTGTATTTTCATTTAATGATATACAAGTCAATATTATATCCCATTCTTGAAAAGAATTTTCAGATATCTTTATGAAAAACTCTCTTATATTTTTTATATAATCAATATTTATCAAGACATCATCTTCAAGAACAAGATGATAATCATTTTCATTTTGTTGTGAAATGTTTTTCAAGAGTTGACGATGTTTTTCGATATTAGAAATATTTTGAACATTTAAAGGTGTTGTTTTATATTCGTCATCTTGTGTATAATCAACTCTTTTATTATATTCTTTAACATTTTCTTGAATATATTCGGGTGAAGGTTGTGTTACAGAATATAATTCTATTTTAATTTCTAACCCATCTGCTATTTCTTTCAATTTACTCAAGGTTGAATTGATATATCTTGTTCTATTATCAAGATGAGGTGAAATAACAGTATATACATTGATACATTTCATTTATCTATTGATATTTATTAATTGTTTATATGAATTAAAATAAAAAATGAATAAATAATAAAGATATATCATCATATAATGGAGTTCTGTGATATATGTGATAATATGTTATACATCAAATCCAATGAAAACAAAAAAATGGTCAAATATTGTAAACATTGTCCATTTACCGTTGAAAACAAACAAATAGGTGCTATCAAAATATCAGAAACAATGTATTCTGATGATGATTTGCTTTATAACCAAAATATTAATCAATATTTAAGATATGATCCTACTTTGAGAAGAATTAATGATGAACAAACAAAATGTAATAACACAGATTGTATTTCTAATACAGCAAATAAAGATCAACAAGTTCTTTATATTAAATATGATCCATTGAATATGAAATATTTATATGTATGTGATCATTGTGGAAATATTTGGAGATAATATAAAAAATGATATTATATAATATTCTATTATTATAATAATGGAGGTTGATATTATTGTTAATAATGTTAAAGAAATGTTAATTGACCGTGGTGATAATATTGATGAGTTTAATGAACACGAGGTTGATATTTCAAGGGATGAATTTTATAATGATAGAAACATTATTGAATTTCATACATCACATCATACTATTATTTTCGCATTGACAAAGAAATTAAGGAGAAGTGTTTTAGATGAATTAAAAGAATTTGCAAAAACTGATTTAATGAAGTATACTGAGAAATATAACAATAAAAAAAACATAATTCTTATATTCAATAATGATACTGTATCTGCACCTATCCTACAACAATTGGCCTATTATGATAAAACCTTGCAAAAAAATGGTGGTCATTTGCAATTCTTTCATGTAAAAAATCTTCTTTATAATCCTTCAAAACATCATTTAGTTCCGAAACATCAAAAACTTAACTCAAATGAAGTAACAGAGTTGATGGAAAAATATTTGATTAAAGGAAAGGTTCAAATGCCGTTCATTTTACAAAACGATGTTATTGCAAAATGGATGGGATTAAAACAGGGTGATATCGTTAAAATTGATAGATATAATGAAAATAGTGGTATATCTTATTATTATAGAGTATGCGTTTAAGAAAAAATAATTTGTATTTTTTTTGTATGATTTTATTAAAGGAAAATAAATCTAATGACTGCCTTGAATCAACGTTTTATGTCATTAAAGACAAAATTAAGAAGATTTTGTGACAATAATTTATTTGATAATACCGATGTTATTAATTATATAAAAAATGAAAGAAATTATGATGATTTTGGTAATAGTTTAAATGCGATTCTATCACTTGATCTTGATTTTTTTGATGACGATAAAGCAATGCTTAAAAAATTTATATATGAATTTAATATTATAAAACAAGTAAATAATGAAATAATAACTAGTTTAGAAACAGATGGTATTGAAAATTATAAAGGAAAAAAAAATGCATTATTTTTAAACATAACTAAACCAACAGATATGGCATCAATTACTGTATCAACTGGTAGTGGCAATAACAGCGAATTCACAATTTTAAAAGATCATATTGCTATTGCTAATATATCCAAATATATTGATGATAGTGTTTTGAGTGAGGTTTCAATCATTACTGATGAAGATTCAAATGAAAAGCTGAAAATAGATTTTTCACAAATAAATATAAAAGATTATGAAATAGGTTCTACAACTAGTTCTAATCTGAAAAATCATATATATATGATGTTATTGTTTCGCTCACCAAATGAACTATCACAATTGAAAGCATTAGAAAAACTATTTGAAATGATAGAAAAATTCATCAAATTATATGTTTTTTCAAAATGTTTAAAAGAATTCGGTAATGATGGTACACTATGCACATACTTTAACAATATTCGTGAGGAATTTGATGCTTCTTTAATTATTGATATTGGAGATAATGTAGATTCCCTAAAATATGAAAATATTTCATATGATGGTGAAAATACAAAAATCACAATTACAAGGGCAGAATCTAGTATAGATATATCAGATCTTGATAAGATCGATACATCATACCTAGTGGAATACACAAATACGCAATATGAAATTAAAAATATTGAACAAAGAATTGAAACTACAAATAAGATATATGAAATTGAATTGCATGATAAATTAAAAAAAGCTAATGGTAATGATGAAGACGCAACATCTATTACAATATTTTTGATGAAATCAAATAATAAAAATAATTTTAAGAAGAGATTTCTTGATACTGGAAAAGAATTAAGATCAATGAATAGTAATATATTGGATTCAAGAAATAAGATAAATTCTTTATATGAAAAATCAAATGGTCAAAAAGAAATATTAAATTCTTTAGATACATATCTCATAATTTACTATGTTTGTATAGCAGTTATTATTGCAATATACATAGCACTTGTGTTTATTACTAAAAAAGACATTCAACAATATGGTACAATTGGTGCATTTATCATAGCATTTGCTATGAACATTTCAAATAACTTTTTATCTCGTGGAGCAATAATTGAGAAATTTACAACTGAAATTCAGTGTGAAAGTGTTGATACTGTAAGAAAAAAATCAGATTTTATTAAACAAAAAATTGAAGTTTATATGGATTATTTTGATACATACCTTGATAATGTCCAACAAGAACTTAATAACGATGATGTAACAAATGTTTTCCAACAAGTATATGGTTCTTTAGAGAACGAAAAGAAAGCTTTTAAAGAACATGAGAAAAATTATAAATATAAGGTCAAAATTGGAAAACAAGGAATTGATATCATAAAACAAGACATAGTAGAACGTATAGCATATATGTACTTAATATCATCTTGTACATTAATTGTCACCATTGTATTTTTACTTTATTTATTAGCACCAGAATACATAAACATATATATAGGTATTGCCGCATTAATTATCCTATATATTCTGATAGTTTATTATTATAAAGTTATACAAATAGTCAATACTAAAACCAGTAATAAATATTGGGGAAATATAAGCGAAGAAACAATGGAAAAATTTTAAAAATATCTCAAAAGTATATAAAACATATTATGATTTTATATCTAATAAATGTCTGAAGATAATGATGATGAATCAGAAAAAAAAGAATCTATATCAGAAGCAATAAGTGATGAAAATAAAACAAGTAGCTATCAACCATCTACTTGTGATTCAAGTGAAGAATTGGAAGATGAAGAAGGTGAAGAAGATGAAATAATGTGTATTATAGATGCGTCAAAATTAAGAAAAACAATTATATCTCAGATAGCTGGTAAAAGAAAAAAAGACGATTCTGATACTGAATCTAATAAAAAAAACAAATATAATGATATATTGAAAAAATATAATAATACTGAAAAAAATCATTTCAAAGGAATTGAACAAAGTGAAAAAGATACAATATATAAAATTGAAAAGGATTTGGAAATATGTAAGTTTGATGAACCAAATCAACCATTACGATTTAAAATACTCAAGATGGATATTCCAAACAATACTAAGAATATTCTTCTAGCAAAACTTGAACAATATAATAAAATGATGCCTGGTTCTGGAGAATATTGTAAGTTAGGTAACTGGTTGAATTTTTTTTCAAAAATTCCAATTAATAAATATCATAATCTACCTGTAACAAATGGTGAATCTGATATAAGAAATTATCTCAAAACTGTAAAAGAATTATTTGACAAATCGATTTTTGGCCATAATGATACAAAGGAACAAATAATTAGAATCTTAGCTCAATGGATAAGTAATCCAAAAAGTTGCGGATATGTCATTGGTATTCACGGAAGTCCAGGTGTTGGCAAAACTAAATTGATTAAAACTTGTATAAGCAAAGCAATGAATATTCCATTATCATTTATTTCATTAGGTGGTATAAGTGATGCTTCTTATCTTAATGGTCATAATTATACATACGAAGGAGCAACTTATGGTAAGATAACTGAAAGTTTGATAAAATCAGGTGTTATGAATCCTGTATTTTTGTTTGACGAATTAGACAAAGTTTCAAATACAAGTCGAGGTGAAGAAATTATAAACACACTTATTCATATTACCGATCCTGTACAAAACGATAAATATACAGATAAATATTTCGAAGAAATAGATCTCGATTTATCAAAATCACTCATAATTTTTACATACAATGATGAAAATCTTATTAATCCTATTTTAAAAGATAGAATGATAACCATAAAGGTCCCTGGTTACAGTTCTAATGAAAAAATGAGTATTTGCAAAGATTATATCATACCTGAGCTATTACCAAGATATAATCTTAAGTCCGGTGATATTATTTTTGAAGATAAACTTCTTAAAACTATCATTGAAAATAATAACGACGATGGTGTAAGAAATATTAAAAGTACAATTAATAATATTATTTCATGGGTAAATATGATGAAATATCTCCCAACTGATAATATTGAAATTAAATTCCCTTATTATGTTTCTCAAGAATTCTTTATGAAATATTGCAATAAGGTCGATAAATCTCCGAACATGACTTTATTATCTATGTATTCATAATTTCATTTATTTTATTAGATTTCAATAATTTATTGAATTCAAATAAACATTTTAATGTATTATCTGTGATTTCTGTCGAATTTAATATATTTATTTGATTTGTATCTTGAGTTAATATTTTCAATCGATTCATATACAAAATGAATAAATTAAATACATTTATATTTGTATTATACCATGGAGATTGATATATCATTAATCTAAATTTGATTATTTTCCTATTTATTTCATTATATGATATTGATAATTCATTATTGCTAATGATTATATTTATAAAATAGTTTATCATATTTGCTGATACATTTGTGAAAAATGTTATATATGGATTATTTATGATAAATTCTCCAATAATATATTTTTCAATCATCTTCAATAATACCTTATAGATTTTGAGTGTATGTTCAATATCTGTTTTGATATTTTTTGTTTCAAATATCAGGTTCTTATATGATCTATTTATTTTGTTAAATCCAATATCATAAATAATATTTGATATTTGATCAATTTGAAATATAGATTTTTTTATATCATCGAATATAACATGTGACATATCATAATATGATATGGTTTCCTGAAATATTTTGTTATTTTTATGACATATATAAAATATATCTTTTTCTTTTAAATTTAATTTCATAACTTTATTGACATTACAACTTGATCTATATGGTAAATATCGTAAAATATTATACACAACATCATTTGGTAATTTATCCATTCGTTTATATTTTCTTATTATATTATCATTTTTTACCTTTTCAAGTTTTTACATAACAAAAAAATATTTTTGATTTATAAGGAAAACAATCTTTTTGTTATGAATGTACGAGATATCAATTCTTATAGAAAAATTTATATATTTTTATTATTTGTCATTTGTATTTTTTTAATATTAGAACAAATCATTACCCTTTCTATTTTTACATATAAATATAACTATAAATTTAATTTGGGTTCTATTTTGAAGAAAATATGTAATAATGCTTATGTTGAATTCGAAACCGATCGCTTTCAAATTGCAAAAGATGAAAATAATTTACGAATTACAAATGATACCGAATACAATCATTATTCAAATTATATTGAACAAATTGTAAGAATTTTAACTTTAATTTATATATTATTTATATTCTTTTCTATTTTCGGAAAAGAATATATTGCAGGGTTTATTGATCTTGAAAATACTTTGATAAAATCAACCTCACTAGATATATTGTATATGTTTTTGTATATATTTTATTTCATTTCTTGTTGTTTTCTTATTGCTTTGATTCCTTTACTTATTATGGATAAATACAATATTTCAAAATTAGAAAATAAAATGATTTTTCCAATGTTAATTATGACATTTGTACTTGGTATCATTATGATATTCCTAAAAAAAATTGATTTTTCATATTTCGCATTTATAATCTTCATGTTTGTCATTTTACAAATGATATCTTCTTTTAAATCGGATGTTGTTCAACAAGACAGATCAAAATTTTCAAATATATTTCTTAATCTGATAATAGATATTTTTTATTACAATAAAAATATCAGCAATATGATATTATTAGTAATTGTTATTATTATAAGTATTTTAATTATTGGTTTATTACAATTTCTTAAAAATTTAAACATTATTGATAAAGATGAAACATATTTGATTTTTTCGAAAGATACATCTGATTTGAAACATATGATAAATTTACTTATACCATTGTTACTGTTATTTTCAAGCTCTTTAACAATTCATTCTTCCAAAAATTTTAACTATTATGTAAATGAGAACATTTTAAAAAAACCAAATGATGTATATCGATATAATTTAAAAAACATTTCAAATATTTTTGATCAAATGATTGAAAACAATATGACAAATGCTTCACAGGGTTCTGTATGTATTAATGCTGCAAATGCAATACATTTAGTATTGTATAATTATATATTTGCAAGCACAAATATTAACATTTTACCAAGATTGAATTACGAAACAACATGTGAAAATAAAAATAAGATAATTTATAACGATAAAGAAGAATATAATCCAAAAACATATTTTAAAGAACTCTTTGTTGATCATGATGAATCAAATAAATCAAAATGTACCAAATTCAAAAATGCTTATCTGGGAATCTTCATAACAAATGTTTATAATATAATTGCGTCGCATAAGGATTTTAATTCAAGTATTTATAATATTTGTATTGAACGAAAAACTTATGATAGTGATAAAAAACTCAAATATTCAGATGAATATGATTACAATAATTATATAAATTCAATAACATCATATGAAGACATATACCAAGATATCGTTCCTGAAGATGTTATTGACAATATTGTACAAAATGTTGCATCTTTCCAAAATAAATTTAAAGGTTTGACTATACTTATGGTGAAAAGATTAAGAAGTTGTAAAGAACACACTGGTGATAATTTTCATATCGATAATATTCAAAACATACTTGAATACTATGACGATGTTTTATCAAACAATATTAAAAAATCTTATATCAAAAGATCTCAAAAACTTATTGAAGAATTGTTTACAAACATCAATAATATTCTATCGAATCAAATAACAACTACAGAAGTAGATCAAAAACTATCAAAATATGTTGTAAATAACTTCAATTCGTTTTATGACAAATATGATAAATTTTATGGAAACGAATTTGTAAAAATTGAAGCAAAAAGTTCCAAATTTGAAGAACCTAATTCAAATAAAATACTTAATAATGCTATTCAGACATCTCAGTCTGTATATGTTTTGATCGCTATTTACATTGTTATTATTTACATATTAAATACATTAAGGTCATAAATATTTTATTTGTAAAGATTAAATACAATATATGTTAAAAGGAAGTATTGTTACAGATAAATCATATATTTTTAAATACATAATATTATTAATAATATCACTTCTGATAACAAAATATGTACAAGATCTTTCATTATTTGTTAGGCATTATAAAACTTCTTATGATTTCGGAAAAATGTTGAAAAAGGTTTGTCATGATGAATACTTTGAATCCGAAAGTCATCGTTTTGAAATTGCAAAAAATCAAGAAAAATTCGACAAACTTCTAAAAATATCTGATAAACCAAAATTTATTGTATTTATGATCATTTTGATATCATTGTTTTTCATTTTAATATTAGCATCATTGAGTATAAATTTGTTCATAAACTTACAATATATAAATGAAATATTAGGTAATAGTTTTCCTGACAATAACAATATATTTGCAACATTTTTTCAATTTATTTTACCTCATAATCTTTTGCAAATAGTTATTGTAATATTTCAACTTTTATTCTCAGATAAATTTCTTCTTGCAATATTCATTATGAGCGCATTATTTCTGATTATTTATATAATTTTCTTATATCCTTATAAAATTTACACAGAAGTATTATGTGATGTTTTCAATATTGATATTAATTATTTTAATAAATTTCCTGATAATACTCCAATATTTACTATTGGTATTTTCCTTATAATGATGAGACTTGTTTATTTCTTTATTGATAAAAATGAAGATGGTTCTGTAACAAATTATCTAAAAGATATAAAATTATATTTAAGCAATGACATATTTGGATTTATTGTTTATTCAATCGCCATATTAGCATATATTATGATTTTTGATTTCTTGAAATATCTTACAAAAGATAATCATGATGATATTCAAAAAGACGGAGTGAATAAATCGTCTTTTTTTGATTATATAAAAACTGTATGGGGGATCAACACATCATCCAAAATTTCTTCATTTATTTTGAGCGGGATAGGTTTTATAATCTTTATTCAAATAGTTTGGATGTTTGCTATTAAAGATATTGAATATAATCAAAAAGAATCCAATGCTATTTTGTTTTATATAATGGCGTCTTTTCTTGTTTTAATAGTATTCATTGTTATCCAAATGTCTGGTAATACATATAATCAATTTGTTCTCCACAATATTGTTTCAGAACCAATTAAAATGTATAAACAGCATTTTTCAAGTATAAATAAGGAATTTAATAAAATAATTGATTACGAAAATGAAAAATTTGTGGATAGTGACAATTCTGTAAACATATGTAGAAATGTTGGTAATGCTATATTATGTGTATTATATAGTCATTTATTCCATAATATCAGTGGTTCTGAAATAGATGTTACTCCTGAATTCAAATATACTCAATTTTGCGAAAAGATATCATATGATTTTCAAAAAGACAAAATATATGATATTATGTATTATATCAAACAAAAAGGAAAGGAACAACATATTTTATATGATCCTTTAAATTGTTCAAAATTGAATGAATCAATTGTATATCAACTCAATCAAAACATCAAAAAATCAAATGGGGATAAAATATTAAATCAATCAGACAAATATGAAATTTGGAAATTAGGTGCAAATACAAGTGTTTATTGGTCTGATAAAATATTAATAGTAAATGATATAATAAATCGAACAAATGACCATAATAGTACACAAAAATATTCAAATACAAATTTAACAAGTTTACTCGATTTAATCAAAACAAAAATTGAAACAGCAAGTAATGCAAAAGCAACAGAAGAGCAAAAGGAAGAAAAAAATCAAGTCATTGCAGAAGCACGAAAGTTTGCTGAAGATTTGGTATTAAAGATATTGGATATTGAAAAAGCAAAGGTAAAATCTTTTGAAAGCAATGGTGTACAATTAATACAACAAAATGACAAGAATGAAATTGGGAACTTAGGTGCAAATACAAGTGTTTCTTTGTCTAAAAAAATATTAATAGTAAATGATATAATAAATCGAACAAATAACCATAATAGTACACAAGAATATTCAAATACAAATTTAACAAGTTTACTCGATTTAATCAAAACAAAAATTGAAACAGCAAGTAATGCAAAAGCGACAGAAGAGCAAAAGGAAGAAAAAAAACAAGTCATTATAGAAGCACTAAAGTTTGCTGAAGATTTTGTATTAAAGATATTTGATGAGGTACCCAAAACAACACTAGAAAAAAGTAATAAACATTTGAAAAACAAAATTACCTCAGCTATTATGAATGTGTTGACGAATAGATTATATTATGACAATACTGATTTTTTCACTGTGAAAGGTGGTGATAACAAAAATAATAAATTGGTCAATATCGATACAATATATGAATATAGTCAAATTGATAATAGATATGATAATGTAATAGATTTGGTGGTAAATGAATATAAACAAATCACTACAAATGATGATATCGAAAAAACGATTCAATCTATAATTTACAGATTTCAAAACATTAATGCTATATTGAGTAAAGAATATGTATTAAATGAAAAAGCAAAAATTACTAACTATACTATATCGAATTATAACAATGTAAATCTATCAAATCCATATGATAGACGCTCTCTTGAAAAGATTATGTCAAATATGGATATACAATACGAGGTTTTTGATGATATAAATGACTTCCTTGATACTTCATTCAATATATTGAATTTTTTGGAAAAAAATACATCTCAATCGATATATGATGATCGTAGAAACAAATATGCGATTCATATCAATGATGTTGATAATATTAAAGGAAAACTTATTAATAAAGGAATACAACTTCATACTGTAAATACATACTCCACTGGAACATTCAATAAAATTTTAGGTACAACATTTAGTACTGTCAGCAAACAAGAAATAGAAGAAATAGAAGATATGAAATCTGATATTACAAAAATACAAGAATTAATAGATGAATATAAACTTAAAAGCCAAAATGATATAGAACAAATTGATAGAAATTTATCTCTAGAAATTCATCAAAAAGCTATAGAAAGTGATCGATTAATATACTTAGTTATATTGAATTATATAATTGCGATAGCAATAACAAATATTATTATCTAATTTATATATTAAATGGCAAATAATATATATTTGATAGGAAATAAGAATGATTTCAAAAACTATATAGATAACCAAGATGATATATCTACATTACCAGTAAAGAATTTGCCAGCTGCATATTTTCCATTTTTTTATTCATCAAGTGAGAGCTCCATTGAAAAAATGAAGCGTTTATTTCCATTATTTGAAGGAGAATATATGAAGGGTCAGAAAACTTCTCAACATAATATTGATACCGAAAAACTGTTTACATTATTATCAATACTTGAAGATGATTATCAACCTTATAATAATAATAATGTTTTTCATATTACAATATTCATAATCATATGTTTTATTTCGGTTTCTATGGTGATTTTGAAATTTATAAACTATTTTTTTCCAGATACATACATATATATCATATCTGGAGCAATAGTATTATTATTAATTTTATCATTAATGTGGGCATTTGTTATAACAGGTAATGGTATATAATTTTTTTTATCTATGAATAACTTAAGGAGAAACTTTCAAATTATGAATAATATTAATGATTTTTTAAAAAAGTTTGAAATGAATTTCAAAAATTTACAAACAGTTGTACCACTGAATATTGAAGAAAAAAAAGGAATTTCATTTGATTTGATTTCAGATAATCTTGTAAAATCAATGGATCCTAGAAAATATGATTTCTATATACAGTATATTTCACAAATCGGAAATGATCCTGAAAAATTTAAAAAGGTATTATACGAATACAAACTTGTTAAAAATAAAAAGGAAAAAATAGAAAAACTTATCAATGATATTGAAAAACAATATAATAAAATCTTTGCAGTCACAGACAAACAAGCATTAGATGACATTGAACTATATAATAAAATAAAGGAAGGTAAGAAACAAAATGAAGGTAAGAAAATGGATGATTTTGAAAATTCTTTGATATCACAGTATTATGAAGATAATGCTAAGGAAGGAAATAAATACAAAATTTTTAATACAGAACAAGCTAATAATGGAAATCAGGGACAAGGAGGTGGTAGCGATGAAGCCATTCAAAAAGAGAATGATGTTATTCAAAATTTGCAAGCTAAGAAAATGAAATATTTAGACAATATTAATCAAATGAAAGATATTTATGAAGATAACCAAATATTATCAAAATATAATGATAAAATTGATGCTGTTAATAACAATGCAACAAACGATTATTATAAAGCAACTATGATGAAGAATGTTATTGACGAAATAGAAGACGATGATAATATGTATTCAATACATAAATTCAAAGTTTCTAAGGAAGATAAATTAATATTTATAGGTATCACATTTTTGATAAGATTATTAAGTTTATCTTTGATCGATTGGTCCTTAAAAACTAATCTTGTCGTCACATTTACAGACGCATTTCTACTTTATGTATTTTTATATACAATATTCATCATTTTAATGATAGTAATTGTAAATATTTCATATAATATGCCATTATCTGAATTATATACAGGCGATTCTGCGATTCTTTCTCAATTGGGAAGTACATTATATTATTTCTATTTGATTCCTGGAAATAGACTGCAAAGTCTTGGAAAGATATTTTTCCATCTTGGATTATTGTATTTTGTCACAATCGTTTCAATCATTATCAAACAAACAAAGAGACCAAATTATGATCAAAAACAAGATAAAAATGAAAGATATGACTATTCGTTTAAAAGGGATATCAGAAACACATTGAATTCCTTTACTTTAATTGCTTGGTTATTTCTTTCGTTTTTAGTAATAATATGATAAAAATATTTATTTCAGTTATTTAGAGGTATCTACTAAAACTTTTAGTTTATTATGGATGATGCAAAAACTCAAATTGTCAATCAATTGAAAAATAAAGAGATTTCAGATTCTCCACAATATACAACTGAGAATATAAGAGAGAGAATAAACACCTTCTTTAATTTATTGGAAAAACAGGAAACAGAAGAACATAAAAAAAAACAGTTAGAAACACGAAAAGAAGAATTAGAAAGTGAAATAAAAAAGGAAGAAGACAACTTCATAGCAACAGATGAAAAATATCAAATTTTTCAAAAAAGTATACTGGGTTCAGAAAAGGAAATACAGCAATTAAAACGAGATTCTTTAGAACCGTCTTGTGAAAATACAAACATAGTCGATAAGATAAAACAGCTTTCACAAAATATTCTTAATTTTCAAAATAAACAAAAAATGCTTTTGGATAAATTGCACAAAGAATCCTTGTTTGTAAAAGAAAAAAATAAAATTGATAAAAAAATTCTAGATTTAAAATTGACACCCGAAGAACAAATAGAATTACAGAATAATGAAACATTCTTTGCAAATATTTATACAGGAGATGATGTTGATATGAAAAATAGATGCACTGGAACTATATTCAACTGCTTCAGTAAAAAGTACAAGGATGCAAAAATGTTTATCGGTCAAGAATTTGGAAAAATCAATAAAATGAAAACCCTTTTGGAAGAGCTTTTTATGAATTTTTCTGATGATTCCAAATCTCTTGAATATATTATAAAAGATTTAAAAAAACGATTGAATACTGGTGACTTAGACATAAAAAAAATAGATCTAACAATATTTAGTCAAGGCAATATCAAATATTTTCAAAATCTTGATTTACAATCATACGACAAATCAAAAGATATAAATGAAAAATATTATAAATACGCTTCTAAGAAAAACTTCGCATCTATGACCAGTCAAAAGCTTAAGGGTTTTATCGAAGACAAAGGCAAAGGCACAGGCACAGAAGGCACAGGCACAAAAATATTGAAGAATTTGTCTTACAAAGGATGGTTAGGAATTGGGAGTAAAATAAATTCAATACCTGATGAAGTATTATCTTCAATTGAAAACATCCCTCCTGAAGTTTTAAAACAGCTTGATAAGGAAAATCAAGAAGAATTGTATAAAGAAAATCCAAATAAATACAGTTTTTTCAGCGATGAAATTAAAGCCGCGAAAAATATAGACGATAATGATACAATAGAAGATATAAAAAAAGCATTAACAAATAACAAAAAAGAAATAGAAAAAAATGACATAGAAAAGATCTATGCAAAGTATGAAAAAACGGTGGATGAGGATGAGAAATTTGAGTTGGAGAAACTTTTGTCTACAAAATTAACACAGAGTAATCTGGAAAAAATATTTTCAGATGAACCTGAAAGCGATGATTCAACACCCCAAGATGAGACTTTAACTATTGAATTTCAGGAAGGGGGTAACAATGATGACTTAAAAAATTTAATTGTTAAAATTATTTTTAGATTCAAAAAATTTCATTTATTATCAAAAGTATGTAAAAAATTAAATAATTATATAATAGAAAAACTAAATGATACTAAATTGTCATCTGAAGATTTATTATTACTAAAAACAAATACAACCGACTGTGGCGATATTCAGAAAGAAATAAACGATAAACTTTCAAAAATCAAGGAAACAAGTGATTTGCCCGAAACAGTAACTGATTTGTTATTAAATACATATCTTTTTAACAAATTTAAAGCCGAGTCAAAAAATTTTACTTATGGACAAGGTGGTGGTGGTGAAAATAGCGACGAGAGCAAGACACTTTCTGTAACTTTAAATTTTGATGTAGAAAAAATACAGAAGTGGATTGAAAATTTAGAAGACGAAAGAGAAATAATAAAAGTTTTGAATAGTTTTGATCTCGAAGAATTTGATATTGTGGGAACTAATATTAAACAACAAGATCAAAAAATTCAAGATGTGAAAAATTCGCTACTAGAGGCTACACAAAAAAAATTAAAAAAATATAATAGTAGTAAAAATTCACAAATTAAAAAAAATCTTGAAAGTATCACAAATGATTTGAAATCTTCATTAAGATTAATGTTCAAAAATGGTATTATTAAAGAAGAGGTTAAAAAAGTTATTTCAGACGCAGTACAAAAAATCAGAGATTTTACATCATATATAGAAGACTATGATAATAATGTCAAACAATTAAATAAATATCTCAACGATTTACACTCAAAAATAGAAAATTATGATATGGCCTCAAAGCGCGGTGGAAAAGGTTTAGACATTTATATCCACGAAATCATCAATATAATCAATAAATCAAATTTAATTATCAATTTATATTTCGGAAAAAAT